ACACGCAAATGCATGGGATGATAAATTATTAAACGCTAAAGTAAGATCCTGGGCACGATCTTTGAAAGGATATACCTGTACTCAAAGTCCTATTAGCGACCACTGTAAAAAAGGAATTTGTGTTAAGAAAAAATTTGGAGTATTAGCCGGCTCTAAAGGAAATTATCCAGAACTAACTAATCTTAAAAAAATAGATCTAGATCCTGAACCAGAATATGAATTTGATGTTATTAAATCAGATGGAATAGGAACAGCAACCGTTCACTGTCGTTCAGTGGAACATGTTACGGATCAACGTAAAAGAAGAAACGCAATAGCTAAGGCTGCTGGATTTCCTCCACCAATTATTAAAGGCGATGAGGATCAAACCATCCTAGATGCCTTATGGAAAACACAAAAAATAGTTAATCCCCCTATCGGAACAAGTTCTAAAGAAAAATTACATGATGTACTACATGCCAAGATTAATGGTCCTAAAGCTATGAACGATGCTGGATTTAAAACAGGAACCGTATTAATTGAAGATGGACATGCTTTTTTTAAATTTGATAAATTTTATGATAAACTAAAATCCAAGAACTGGAAATATAGCGAAGACAAGACCGGCGCCATGATGGAAGTAACCTATGAAAAATGTGGCATAGAATTCATGGAGCAAAAAAGATTTCCTGCTAGAGACAAGGGAAAATATAATACACCTACTAAGAATGTCGTAAAAATTTCTATCGCAGAATTTGAAAACGTTCCTATTCATCATACAAAATTAAAACATAAAACTGATATCTTATGATGAGAAAAATACTCGGGCCTCCGGGAACAGGGAAAACAACACGCCTACTACACTATGCCCAAACTTTTCTCAAGCTAGGAACTCCTCTTGATAAGATAGGGTATTTTGCTTTTACCAAGAAAGCTGCTACCGAAGCTAAGGAAAGAATGCTCGATCAAAATCCACATATCAATGAAAAAGAATTACAACATTTTAGAACCCTACATTCCCTGGCTTTTTGGAAACTAGGAATGAAAAAAAGTGAAGTGATGCAAGATGAACACTACGAAGATATAGGTAGGAGTCTGGGTATTGAAGTAACGGTCTATAGTAATGGAGAAGAGAAAACCGGCTTTGTCGATTCCGATAGTGAATATTTTAATATAATTAATGCAGCCCGAATAAAAGAAATACCCATTGAAGATGAGTACAATACCGATATGTATTCTCAAGACCTGGACCAAAACTTATTATATATTTTAAAAGATGAATTAGATAACTACAAAGAGTCCTATCATCTTAAAGATTTCACGGACATGATTGAAAAATTCATTATGGCCGAAATATGTCCAAAATATGACGTCGTTTTTATTGATGAAGCCCAAGACTTATCGCCGATTCAGTGGAAGATGTTTGACCTCTTAAAGAAAAATTCTAAATATATTATCTTAGCTGGCGATGATGATCAAGCCATTTATGGTTGGGCAGGCGCAGACGTTAAAAGATTTCAACAAGAACCAGCAAAAGAAATAATTTTACCGCAATCTTATCGAGTTCCTAAACTGATTCAACATATTGCTGACAATATTTTAAGTAGAATACCAGATGAACGAAGATTAAAAAAAGAATGGAAAGCACGAGATGAAGATGGATCCAAACAGTTTATTACCTCTATTGAAGATGTGCCCCTGCAGAAAGGGAAATGGTTAGTGTTAGCTCGATACAATGATAAATTAATAAAACTCAAGCCCCTTCTCCGAGAGATGGGAATTTATTTTGAATATAAAAAGAGAAAGAGCTATCCGGCCCGTCTCTATGCCGCCATTGAAAACTATACACGTTGGACTCGTGGTTCTCTCTTATCTATTTCGGAATGTAAAGATTTATTTGAATACTTGGGAAAGGAATTTCCAGAAAAAGAAGAAAGAATGTATGACTTAAAAGAATTTGGTTATAGCCAAACTCAGCGATGGTTCGAAGTTTTTGAAACAGAACCTGAAGACACTCTCTACATTAGAAACATGATACAGGCAGGTGAAGAATTATCCAAAGAAGCTAGAGTTAAACTATCAACGATTCACGCAGCAAAAGGAGGTGAGGCTGATAATGTTTTACTCATTTTGGATAATACCAAAACTATCAGGGAAGCTGTTGAAAAAAGTCCTGATAAAGAAGATGAAGAACACCGGATTTGGTATGTGGGCGTCACACGTGCTAAACAAAATTTATATATTATGACGGCAAAAAAGGAGGACAAAGGATATGACATCGAAAGTATACAATAAAGGAAATAATCGTTCATTAGATACGATGGATGAAGTTGCTTATCATGAGTTAAAAAGTAAATATAAAAACCTAGAAGAAAAATTAGGGGCCTATAAAAAACAAATTGGGGGGTCCCATTATAAAGATATGAAAGTTCAGCCCGCACAGTTTATAAATGACAATAAATTGCTTTTTGCAGAAGGAAATGCTATTAAATATATCTGCCGACACAAGCATAAAGGAGAAGTACAAGATCTAGAAAAGGCTAAACATTATATTGATATGATAATTGAAAGAGATTACGGCCCTCAAGAAAGTTGGATAGACGGCTACAATAAATGGAAAGACCTACAAAAAAAAGGAGTCATTAATAATAAAGTGAAACTTAAAGATTTAAGCAAGCTTTTGAAATGAGAATTCCTAGATTTGAAGCCCAGACTGAATGGGTGAAGCCAACGGAATTTCCAGACCTGAGACAGGTAGATGAAATTGCAATCGATCTAGAAACAAAAGATCCTGATCTTATTAAAAAAGGATCCGGTTCTATTATTGGTAATGGAGAAGTGATTGGCATAGCCGTCGCAACGTCTTACTATAAAGGATACTTTCCCATCGCTCATGAAGGTGGTGGGAATATGGAGAGGGCTAAAGTGTTAGCGTGGCTTAAAGATGTTTTAGAAGCTCCTTCCACAAAAATATTTCACAATGCTATTTACGACGTTTGTTGGTTAAGAGCCATGGGTTTTAAGATTAATGGCGATATGGTTTGTACCATGCTGGCGGCAGCAGTCACTGATGAAAATAGATATAGGTACGATCTCAATAGTTTATCCTGGCATTATTTAGGCTACGGAAAAAATGAAAGAGCACTGGCCGAAGCTGCAGAAGAGTGGGGTATCAATCCTAAAGCAGAAATGTATAAGCTGCCTGCCATGCACGCAGGATCCTACGCAGAACGGGACGCAGAAATTACTTTAGGTCTTTGGCAAGAAATGAAGAAAGAAATTATTCAACAAGATCTAGAGGACATATTTGATTTAGAAACAGACCTATTTCCTTGTCTCGTTGACATGAGATTTAAAGGAGTAAGAGTCAATGTAGAAGGTGCACACGCCATGAAGAAACAATTAATGGCTGAAGAGAAAGAAATCCTTAACAAAATAAAATCAGAAACCAATGTTGACACTCAAATATGGGCAGCACGATCAGTGGCTAATGTATTTGATATGTTAAAAATAGAATACCCCCGAACAGACAAAACATCTGCTCCATCATTTACTAAAAATTTTTTACAAGAACATAAACATCCTGTCGTAAACCTAATTGCTAAGGCACGAGAGATTAATAAAGCTCATACCACGTTCATTGATTCTATTTTAAGGTACGAACATAAAGGTAGAATCCATGCAGAGATTAATCAACTTAGAAATGCAGGAGGAGGCACGGTTACTGGAAGATTTTCTTATCAGAATCCAAACCTTCAACAAATTCCTGCACGTAATAAAGATCTTGGACCCAAGATCAGAAGTTTATTTATACCGGAAGAAGGGTGTAAGTGGGGTTGCTTTGATTACAATCAACAGGAACCAAGACTCGTAGTTCATTACGCTGCGCTTTATAAACTTCCATCAGTCTATGATGTACTCGATTCTTATAAAGAAGATAGTAATTCGGATTTCCATCAAACCGTAGCAGATATGGCAGAGATCCCACGTATTCAAGCGAAAACAATTAACTTGGGATTATTTTATGGAATGGGTAAAGGAAAACTTCAAGCAGAACTAGGAGTCACGAAAGAAAAAGCAGCAGAATTATTTAATACTTACCACAGTCGTGTACCCTTTGTTAAACAGCTAATGGATAAAGCTTCTAATGCAGCACAAGAACGAGGACAGATAAGAACGTTGCTTGGAAGACTTTGTAGATTTCATTTATGGGAACCAAATTCATTCGGGATGCATAAGGCCATGTCGCATGAAGATGCACTCAGGGAACATGGACCAGGAATCAAAAGAGCATACACATATAAATCATTAAACAAATTAATTCAAGGTTCTGCAGCAGATATGACAAAAAAATCTATGTTAGAACTCTATAAAGAAGGTATAGTTGCACATATTCAAATTCATGATGAACTTGATTTATCTATTGAAGATGATAAACAAGCTAAACGAATAGTGGATATAATGGAATCTGCAGTTGAATTAGAAGTCCCTAATAAAGTAGACTATGAGTTTGGTAAAAATTGGGGAGATATCTACGATTAACATAGGAGGAAACATGGAACACGCAAAAAAATTATGGGCATTAGCATTAGCTCATAAAAAAATTTCTATTGCTGTAGCAGTAGTAGTTGTTTTAATAATAATCTCACTTTAGGACTTTATGTTGGATGGCTTACTTAAACGCGAATATTCCTGCGATGTATTCGCAGATCAGGAGGGAATATCTCTATGACCTTTCCGGACATGTGGGAGAAGCTGAAGACTGTGTCATCTTTGGGATGGCATCGATTTCAGGGAGTGCGATACTCTTTCACGCAATTATGGAAAATGGAGCTGTATTCTACCGCCTGCCAATCTCTGCGTTCATACAAAGAGGCTTTGATGTCAAAAAAGTTCCTCGGATGCGACTTGACGAGTTGGAGCTTTGGAATTGTTTTAGTTACTATCCTAGTATTAGTACTTTTGATTTCCTTTTAGGCCAATCCGGAAAATATATTGGAAAAGATAAGAAATGGCGTCATGGTCATTATCTTTTCACAGTTGACTGGGCTCATCCAGAGAGTAATATAGTCGATACAGAACATTCAGAGATCCCGCACGAACACAAGTGCGCTCATATACTTGCCTTGAATGATGGCAACTATGCGGCTCAGCCAAATAATAGATTAATATGGAGTATTCCATCTTTCACGGTGAGGGATGAAGTTCCATTTGATTGGAAGGTACAGACGACAACATGGAATGTGGAAGACTCGGGTAAATGGAAAACAGAAGATACCGATAAGTTCTTCTACAAGATTGAGGAAAAGAAAAATGACGAAGTGTAAAAATTGTAACTGTAATTGTCACTGTTCTTTAAAAGAGCACGGGGACGTGTATGGTGTCTGTAGTTGCACTGTATGTGAGCATGAGCTAGAAGAGTGTGAAGTATGTCAGTAGAAGAAAAACAAACTTGCAATATGCATACCAAAGAAAAAGAAAACTCAGGTACATGTTGTCAGGTAGAAAACGCAAAAGAACACGCAGAGCAACTAACGTATGAACATCATGCTCAGGTTGGGCCTGCACCAAAGGAGACAAAATGAATAAATTATATTTAGTTCTTGCATTATTATTTGCATTAAGCGCCTGTTCGGTAGGCAAAAAATGTACCTATACACAAGATGGAACGAAACTCTCATCTTATGTATGGTTTTATAATGGTGACAAGCCAATTGATTTAGACAAAAACAATTGTAACTAAGATGAACGAAAAACTAATTACGGCACTACTCGCTATACTATTAGCGCTCGGAGGATGGACACTGCAACGTACATTCTCTCTTTCACAAGATATGGTTTTAATTAAAACCAAAGTGGAGATGATAGAAGATGAGGTACAAAATTTTAAAAGAATTGCGAAGAAGAAAAATCGCAAGAAAAATAAGGCAGAAGGAAACTAGATGGATGAAATATTTAGTATCCTGTCTAATCATCGGTTTGCTATTTCTTTTTACTGTGGGATGTGATGGCGTAAAACATGTGCTCCAGATTGAAGAACCAACAGATCATACTTCAGGAGATGACGGGGGAAAATTAAAATATAAAATTATTTGGGGAGACATAAACCAAAAGGAATAAATATGAGAGCACAAGATGAGATCATTAAGGATATTAAGACTGTGTTGGAAGAGAAGGTGGCTCCGAGTGTTGCTGCTCATAACGGCAGCATTGGTTTTATTAACTTTGCCTCCGATACTGGCGTGGCTACTCTAAAATTATCAGGCAGCTGTTCTGGCTGTGCGATGTCGAAGATCACGCTTCAGCGTGGAGTCGAGCAGACCTTAAAACATTACGTGCCTGAAGTTCAATCGATTGTGGGTAAAGATGATGAAGAGGCAGCAGAACAAGGTTATGATCCTTATTTCCCAAAAGATAAAGAACCTGATTGGGAGAAGTTAGTAAGAAAATAATGAAAATAGGACCTGAACAAAGCGTGCAGATGCCGATGAAGACCGTGATCTCTTTAATTATCATGGTCGCCCTCGGGACCTTCGGCTACTTCCAGATTCAAGAGAAACTCAACCAGCACGACACGCTTCTACAA